TTTAACATTACAGGAGTTTGATTTAGCAGGGTTAACACCTTCATTTTCAGCAGCAGATGTTGCAGGTGATAGTTTTGTTAACAATGGTAAAACATTATTATATGTAAAGAATGGAGATGCATCTTCACACGATGTAACACTTAATATACAAAAGTCGATCACGATAGGTGGCATAAGCATTTCATTGACTAATCCAACTGTTACGGTGCCGGCAAGTGATGAAAAAATTATCGGTCCATTCTCACAGGATTGGTTCAACGATGCAGATGGTGAAGTTAATGTAGATTATGATGCAATAACAAGTGTTACAGTTGCAGCTTTGAAATTATAAAAAAATGTTAAATGATAGAATATCAAATTGGAGGGATAGATTATGAGCAAAACAATAGATTTTGATGCATATAGAGCAGAAAAAAAAGATGAAAATATTAAAATTAAGGCTTTTGGTGAGGAGTTGGAGTTACCTCCTTCTCCTCCACTTTCAACTATGGAAGTATTGTTAGGATTATATAAAAAAGCTGGTTCAGAAGCGACAGTGCCTGAAGAAGAAGTAATCACAATGTTAGAGGCATTACTTGGCAAAGAACAGTATAGAAAATTATCTGATGGAGGATTAACTGTAAGTGAAGCTGAATGGTTAATTCAAGAATTGTGGAAACAATATAATCCAGAGCCAGAAGTTAAAGGTGATACAAAAAACAAAGTAGCTTCGACATCGCAGAAAAATGGGGATTCATAGAAGCTGACTTTTTGCGAGAATATAATATAGATTTAATTGAAGAAGCTGATAATTTAACTTGGCGTAAATTTAAAAATTTGCTGAGGGCGTTGTCAGCTGATTCTGCTCTTGCGAGAAGTGTAAGAAGCGATGAAGAAGCACCAGTCGAGGATACAGAAGGTAAGATGATGAAATTGTTATAGAAAGTAGGTGAAACATGGCTGTCAAAGTTGGAGAATTATATCAAGAATTATCACTTAAAGATAATAAATTTACATCCGGAATGACACAAGCTCAAAATAAGATGCAAGGTTTTTCATCAAGGTTAAGTAGTGCTGGCGGTACATTAACAAAATTTGTTACTGGGCCAATGGCATTGTTAGGTGGAGCTTTATTAGAAAATGCTAGAAGGACAGGGAATTATGCCGATAGCATATTAGACTTAGAATCTGCGACAGGACATACAACTGATACTATACAGCGTTATCAAGCAGTAGCGGAAAGGGCTGGAGTAAAAACAACAGCTTTCACAGATGCAAGTCAAAGATTATTACAACAGATGTCAAGAAGCGAAGGCGGTTCAGCTTCTCTTAATGAAGGATTGCAAAAATTAGGATTAACCTTTGAAGATATTTCAGAAGCAACACCAGACGAACGGATGAACACTCTTATTACGAGACTGAGAGGTGTAGAAGACGCTAATAAGCGCGCTCAAATAGGTACACAACTTCTAAGAGGTGGTTATGAAGACTTAGCGCCAATCCTTGATTTATCAGCAGAAGAATTTGAAAAAGTTTCACAACAAGCAAAAGAATCTGGAAAAATAATGGATAATGACGCACTTAACTCAGCTAATAATTTCAGAATGAGTTTGGATGAGCTAAAACAAGAATTTACAGGGCTAATGAGAAGTATAGCTGTTGATTTTATGCCCGTTTTAACTGATAGTTTAATGCCGTTTCTGAAAGAAAGTTTAATACCATTGATGAGAAATTTATCTAAAATAGTTAGTGGTTTGTTCAAATGGTTTAACAATCTTTCAGGTGGAATGAAAACAGTATTTACAGTTGGGGTTGGCTTGTTGGGTATGTTAGGACCGCTATTAACTGCATTAAGTGGAATTGTATCAGCCAGTGTTACATTAGCGCCACTGTTATCCACAATAGCTGGAGGATTTGCAGCTATATCAGCACCAGTCGCAGCGAGTGTAGCAGGTGTTGCGGCGTTTGCAGGTGCAGCTACATTAGTATATAGAAGCTGGAAAGAGGTTTCAACAATGTTAGCTGACCTATGGACAGCAATGAAAGTTAACGTCGATAATTTTGCTATCCAAGCGAGAATTTCATTTGAAAAAATGAAAATAGCTATTTTCAGAGTTGTTAATAGCATAATTGAAAGAATGTCAGCATTAGAAAGTTTGCCGTTCGGTGTAGGTGAAAAATTTGCTGGTATGGGCGATAAAATAACTGGCAGTGTTGATGATGCAAAAAGTTCTATTTCACAATTAGTATATCAAATGTATGAGAACGAAAAAGAATTAGCAAGTGCCAATAGTAATTTCAGCGAAAGTTTTGGCAATGCTAAAGACGCTATTGTCGAAGATGTCGTTGGTATATTAGACACACTTAATATATTTTCGAGCGATTATAAAGGTGAAGTTGAAGCAATAACTGATTTCGTATCAGAAGAATATAGTTTCCAAACTGATGAAATAGAGTCTAATATCGAAGAGCAAAATGAGATAGTTGATAATGGATTACAAGAGAGACAAAATATTGAAAAAAGATATGCTGATATGTGGTTTGAGATGAATAACGATAAAATAGCGATATTAGAAAAAGAAAAACAAGAAGCTATTAAAAATGCGCAAGAGAAAGGCGCAGATATAACCTACATTGAAAAAGTATTTGATGAAAAAATACTACAAGCTAAAATAGAAAAAAGAAGAAAAGAAGCTGAATTAGAAAGACAACGCTGGGAAGCTATGAATGAAAGAGGAAGAAAAGCACAAGAAGAAGCTGAAAAAGAAAAACAAGCTGAAATAGAAAAAGAACAAGCTATTAGAGAACAGGTTAGAAAAACTAATGAAGCTAAAATGTCAGCTGCTCAAAGATATATGTCAAGATTAATTGAACAGAATGCGTCTGAAAAAGAAATGTTAATTCTTAAGATGAACAGAGAATTAGAAGCTAACAAAGGTAATGAAGCTGCTATATTTGCAATTAAGCAGTATTATCAAAATGAAATTGACAAATTAGAGGAAGAAAATCATCAGAAATCTATTGAGAGGTTTAATGAAAGGTTTAAATTCATCAAAACTGGATTTGCTAATGCTTTCTCCTCAATTCTGCAGGGAACAAAAAGCGTTACTGAAGCATTTCATGATATGTGGATAAATGTGCTAAACAAAGTTATGGACAAATTAGCCGAAATGGCTGCCTCAAAAGTATTCGGACTCATTACAGGTGGCGGTGATTTCTTTGGCGGTATTTTCCACGATGGAGGAACAGTACCCGGTCCAATAGGACAAGAAAGGCTTATTCTCGCCCAAGCAGGTGAAACTGTATCACCAATAGGCTCAAGTGGAGGTTCTGGTGGTGGAGGATACAACACAGCTAATATATACTTCCAAGTCGATGGGAAAACTATGGCACAAGTAGTCAAACAGCCTCTAGTCGACAGTATAAGAATAAAAGGTGGTGCTAGATTCTAATGAAAGCAATTATAGGCGGAACAACTTACAATATCAAAACTAACACATTTTCAGCAGAAGATGAGATAGAACAACGTGCCACCTGTTCATTTTCTATCCCAGACAAACAAAATGAATATACTTTCAAAAAAGGTCAACCTGTTAGAGTAGAGGATGATAAAAATAACAATGAGCTAGTATTCGCAGGTTATCTTGAAACTAGCGATAAATATCCTCTCGGACACATTAACAGCTACATGCACGATATAGTCTGCATTGATATGCATTATCTAGCTGATAAGAGAAGGATAAGCTATGCAGCAAGGAATAAGTTAGCAGGAGATATTGTTAAGGATATAGTTGACCAAAAACTTGTTGATGAAGGTGTGCTATATTATTCAAAGGAACAATTTAACGACAATTTAAATAATGGAAAATTATACCTATGTGAGGTGGTAGAATAATGGCTACATGGCCTTTAAGTGAATTATTCAAAAGTTTTGCAGATGGAAATAAAGGAATGAGAATACAAGAGTCAGATGAAGCATTACAACTACTTTCTGAAATTAAATCGGAGGTAGCAACATCAGATATCAGTAATCCAGATACATTAAGTTTTGGAACAATGGATGCAGGGTTCTTCGGAATAGTACCGGCAAGTGATTTTATTACAGGCGATGCCTTAGCAAGTGCTGTTGGAGTTACTCAAGGAACTAGCCAGTTTTCAGATACAAATTGGTTGAAGTTCGCTTTTCAAGGTGAAATTTACATGGTTCCTCAAAAACCAATTAGACATTCTATTAGTTGGGACCACTTATATTTACAAGGAGCTGTCTATGGTGATGGTTTGCTGTCGGGAGAAGTGGGAGCTGAACATCATAATCTAACTAGCTCGTCTGGAACCGCATTAACAGCAACAAGGCAAGATGCAGCAGTTACAGCGAATGGCTCAAGGTATGAAGTTGGATTGCTTAAAGGTGGAGCTTCTGACCCACTTAACAGCTACAATGATAGCGATAGAGGTTCACTTGGGTCTGCAAATGAGTGGAATGCATTAATGCTGCCGATACATGAAAAAGCATTGGCAAATAACTGGAATTATCCTGCATATGTGCCGACAGTTAATGGCTGGGATATTAACTTTTCAGATGGTGATTTGATAACACATAACAAATTTGGTAACGGAAGTTACAGCTGGTGTCAAGAAAGTTCCGACGCTGACCCGGCCCGGCGCGTGGTTCGCGGCGATAATGATGTTTCGGGCCTGTTTGCGGATGTTTCTGCGTCTGTGTACTACGGCCGCGGCTGGCGCCCTAGACTGAAATTATCAAGAGTC